TAACGAGGTGAGTTATGCAAAAGTTTAAACAAGGCGATATGGTGAAAAAGAAGTCAGGCAGTGAATGGCAAGGCAAAATTGTCGGTTGGTATAGCACGACATTGACACCCGAAGGCTATGCGGTTGAGTCAGAGAGTCACAAAGGAAGTGTGCAGATTTACCCTGCTAGTGCGTTAGAGTTAGTTGATAAAGACGCATAACACCGACAATAAGAGGACGCACCCTCTTTGGTGTAAGCATTGGCAATGTTGCCAACAAACTAATAAATAACGTAGCAATCAGCTAGGGTGCGTTCCTGCTTGATTGCGATGTTAGACCACACCTAGCGATAAAAAATATTCTAAATAATACTTTACATAGCAACATATTGTTGCTATTATACAGACATAGGGAAGCACAACGCATCCCACAACGTAGAGTAAAAATTATGAAAGCATCAGAAATTAGTTTTGAAAACCTTGAAAAATTAGCTGCTTTGGTTAAAAAAGCAAAGTTTTCTCATTTTGTGAAAACGAAAGATGTCGCATTTGACATCAACGCGCCATTTGACCATGTTAATTTTGTTTTTGCAAAATTCTTGGAGTCGTGGGCTATTGGTGACTTTGAGTCGCTGTTTGTTGTTTGGGATAGCGGATTAGAATGGTTGCGCGGTAAAAACCTTGTAGAAGGATGCTTAGAGCTGACCTATGTTAATTGACTTTGAAGTGGGCTACACGCCCACTAACTTACGCCTAGCGATTGAAAAACTAGGCGTGACACAGGCCGCCTTAGCGCGGCTTTTAGGCGTTACACCACAAGCAGTAAGGGGGTGGCTAATGCCTGTTGGCACAAAGTCACGGCGCGATATGTCGCACGAAAAATGGCTTGAGGTAATGACATTACTTGCCACGGCCAATGTCGTCTAACAAGAGCATAAGGCGCAAGCACTAAACACAAACAGAGAACCTGCATGAGCGATTGGGTGCTTGTCGCACTTAATGCAGAGTTAGATACGAGGCATACGATGATTGAGTTATTGCATTGTGATTGCATGGAATACATGGCGACTGTGCCTGATAAGTATTTTGACTTGGCTATTGTTGACCCGCCTTATGGGATAAAAAACATGAATGCTGGAGGCAGGGGTATGGATGGGTGGACTTCTTGGGAGAAAAAAGATTGGGATAATGCCACACCCGACAAAAAGTATTTTGATGAATTGAAACGCATAAGCAAACATCAAATTATTTGGGGTGGTAATTATTTCGACCTGCCGCCGACAAAATGCTGGATTGTTTGGGATAAAGAGCAGCGTGATTTTAGTTTAGCGGATGGTGAAATGGCGTGGGCTTCGTTTGATAAAGCAATGCGTATATTTGAACTAAGCAGAGGCGCAGCAAATACAGAAACCAAAATACACCCAACACAAAAGCCGATACGTTTGTATGAGTGGATTTTAAGTAAGTTTGCCAAAAAGGGACAGCGCATTTTAGACACACATTTAGGCAGTGGCTCAAGTGCCATAGCCGCCCACTACTTTGGCGTTGATTTTGTGGGGTGCGAGTTGGATAAAGACTATTTTGAAGCTGCAAAAGCTAGGTTTGATATGGCCACAAAACAACTGGCTATGAGTATCTAACACACCGCAGTAAGGCGCAAGCACCAACAAATTAAGATTAACGAGAGGTTATATATGACAGAGAACAATACACAAGCGGCTGAGTGCTTGTCGCACTTGACGCAGATGTTAGGCACGTTAGAGTTTGGCGATAGAGTAGATTTTACAATTGATGGCGGGTTTGTTGGACGGATTCATTTTGACGAAACAAGCATTAAAGATGAGCTTGTGCGCGAAATTGATGCAGAGTTTAACTTGATTGCTAAGGACAATCCCGATGCGCTTGTGGAAATGTTTTTAGTAAAGCACATACTACTTAGAGCAAGTGCCTAACGTCAGCGCATAACGCGCAAGCACTTAACTGAAATTAAAACTTGCATAGGCGACTGGGTGCTTGTCGCTGTTGATGCAAGAGTTAGATACGCCCGTTTTTAACGATGAATTATAGGCATGAAGCACCTTTGACGCTTCGGAGATGATTATGACTACTGAAAATGCACAAACCAAAAACTTGAACTTTGGTGATGCTATTGCCTATTTGAAAACTGGTTATTGTGTTGCCCGTGAAGGCTGGAATGGCAAAGGAATGTTTTTAACTTTAGTGCAAGGCAGCAATACTTTAGCAAGCGCGTTAAAAATTGGTTATGGAGAGTATGTTGGAGAACCGACATTGGCAGACACGGTATTTATGAAAACAGCCGACAATAAACTTGTGGCTTGGCTATGCAGTCAGACAGATATGCTTGCCGAAGATTGGACTATTCTTGCCAAGTAGTATCTAACTACATTTATGCGTCCTAAATGACGTAGTTTTTTACGTCACTTTTGACGCATAATCATGTAGAAAAAACAACCAACCCTACTGGATTGGTACTAATGCGAGTAGTTTCAATTTTTGCACTCATCTGGATTGTCATTGCAATATTGCACCCAACCCATAGGGGTATATGACTCCCCACCAAGCACTGGCTTTAGCGTGTTGCTTGTCGTGCAAGCGGATAGCATCACTGCCAAGCCAATAACTTTAACCATTTGCCATTGCATAGCATTGACTCCCATTTATACGGCAAATCAACAGGACTCACAGGCCAGTTGTAATTGTTATCCAAAATAAAACTGCCTTTGTCTGTATCTACCCACAATACACAGTGCCCGCTTCCATCGGGCATATAACACACGCACAAGCCTAGTTTGTCATTAGGCCACCCTTGTTCTAGCAGCAACTTACGCTTGAGCAAAGCGTAGTCTTCACAATCGCCAAACTTGTAAGGCAAACACCAATGCTCAGGTGTACCGTATTGCTCTAAATCTGTCTTGTACTGAACTGACGCATTGACTTGTGAGTTAATGCGTTCAGCAACACTATAACTATTCATAAACAGGCTCAGGTGGTAACTCGTCATCTTCTTCGTAAATCACATACTCTGTGCCATCGAATACAATTTTAATAGCAGAGTCGGGAAACTCAGATGCAGGATGGATAACACCATCAACTATTTTAGTGCCTATAGTTTTCATTAAACAATCTCCACAAAAAAGCCATGTAGCGTGAATGTGTCGCCAGAGTTTGCTAACGTTGCTGATATAGCAATTGTAAAATCAGCAGCCGTGTTGACGCTTGCAGATGTCACCGCAACACTGCTATTTCCTAGCCCAATTGAGTTACCGCTCGAAAATGCAAGCTGCACTGACTCGCTGTTAATGTTTCTAATGACAGACAGAAACTGCGCAGACAAAGCATTTGTACTGTAGCTAATGGCATTAAACGCCACACCCCCAACCCTAATGAAAAATGACTTAGTGTTAGCGTTGTTTGTACAGCTAAACAATGGCCACATCTTGAGCTTGCCTTTAGTGCTCATTAAACCGCCTTTGACTGTAATTGTTGCCAAAGTTGTTTCTGTTGTCGTGCCTGTCAGTGAAACTGCGGCAGCTAAATCATAGTATCTAACGGAGTGCATACGCACCCAATTAGTCCCATTACCCCGAAACAATGCGCCATTTTCACCAATATCAGTTACACAAATAATTTGGCCGCTTGGAGCAACACTAGGCTTGTTAGCCCATGTATATTCAGATATTAAAGGATTCAAAAGTTCCATTTTACATCTCCCACGCTGTAAAGACTTTGCCTGTTGTTGCGCCGTAAATACTTAGTGCAGTTGTTTCGCAGACTTGGGTTGAACGAATAATACCATTTGGTTGGATAGGGAATGAGCCAGCAGCATTCGGCGCAGCAGTTCTCGTAAAACTTCCCCACATAATTTCACTTGAAACATTTTGAAAGAAATAAGCCTTTCGAGTTGATAAAGCTTCCATAGCAACTTGAGCTACTCCGCCTGTTGTTATTGAACTACTTCTATCTATTGGGTCTGCGTTTGCGTTTTGAACAGGCAAAGGATTGCTAGAGCTAACCGCAGACCCGCCAACTAATAGCTTTATACCGCTACTAACTAACTGTGATAAATAACCTGTAACAATTCCCATAATCCACCTCTCTATTGATATTTAATAATCCATGTACCCACGAATTAACGCGTTTACGTTTTGATGATATACATCATCGTTATGTTTCTTGGTCTAGTTTCAGTGCCACCCGAATTGCTTGTAATATAGTTATATGATGCGCCACCACTGTAATTCGAAGGGGCGGGAAAGTTATTTGTTCCACCCCCAACGCCCACAACCTCGAAGCTAACATTGTGAAGATGAGATTCAAATTCATCAGTCTGACTACTAGCTAATGCTCGGCCACTATCAACACCCCTACCATGGTCATAACCACGCAAGAATTCACCGCGCATATCAGGTAAGTTGAACGTTGTGCTGCCATCACCCACTCCCCACAATACCCCTATGGCTGCGAAAAGTGCCGCGTATGTGGTTCTGCTAATTGCTGCACCATTACATTCAAGCCAGTTTGTAGGAACAGTATCACCCGCATAAGCGGTCACTATTCCAGATGCAACCGCCAGCTCTACTTGTGCTAAAGTAACTAGACCTAAAACAGAAGTTGTTGCAGCAGCAGGTAATTGGTCTAGCCGTACTGCGTCACCAGCAGCCGTTCCTGCCGCAAGGCTTGTTATTTTCTGACTGCCCATGTTTAATGCGGCTAACATTGCCGCAGTACCGTCACGATTCAAATAACTAGCATTAGGATTTAACAGGTAATAACAGTCCTGCGCTTCGTGATACACAAGAATCATATTCATGCCGCTTACAATATCATTAGCGACTAAAGCAGTACCGCCTATCTTTTTGATTCTTCGGCTTGCGTAACTGTTTATTTGCAAGTTTGGCGTATTAATTGTGCCTGCATTGTTGGCATTTGCGCGAACGATAAACACTCCGCCATCGCTAAAGTCGGATGTAATCGGTAGTGTTGCTGTAATGGTGTCGCCCGAACCCGATGCCGTACCGAATGGCAATGAGATATTGCCCGAAACAACAACCGCGTTAATCGTACTTACAAGGTCTTGTATGCCTGCAGCACTATCAATCAGATTATCATTTTCATCGGTCAGCACTACATCAACTGTGCCTGTCCAATAGAATGAAGCCAAGAAGCCGTCAGCATCGGCAATCACTGGATTAGCTGTTGGCGTTGTTTGCGCTAAGTTGCTGTAAATAGAAGCGTAATCAGTCGTGCCAGTGTCGTACACGTTCAACTTCCAACCAATAGACGCACCGCCTAAGATGTTTGTAAATTGGCTGTTTGGGTAACTAAATTGTCTCATTCGCTATGCCCCTTCATATTGTGTACAATCAAGCACCACACATAAGATTTTCTTATTATGACACCTTTTCTCATCGCTTTCATT